CATTTTTGCCGTTTGCAAAACCCTATACGTATTAGTCCTTTTACCTTTTCCCATGCTTAGTTTATGTTGCTGTATTAATGTATCACCTGTATCAGAGAGCCTCGAACCCGACAAATTACTCGCTCCCATAAAATCGGCATTTATTCAGCAAGCGCTAAGTTATTGTTTACCAAGCAATTAGAAACACATTACGGATTAACCGCCATTACAGCCGCCAAAAGCGTCGTTTCGAGGGATAGTCAATCAAAACCAAGCGTGCGCTAATGTGCGCCAGCGTGGCGCGGTGCTTTGCCTGCTGGCCGTTCATTGACGAGTTCGCTCCTCCTCGCTGAATGGCACCGCGTCACGCTTCTTCGCATGTGCAGTTGAGGAGCTGACCAGAGGAGCTGACGATGTCTTCGCAAATCGTAATTCCGGACAACGTGGCGAAGATCTACGCTGGTCGTCCGATGCCTCGCGGTATTCGCAACAACAATCCAGGCAACATCCGACTCGGCGATAACTGGCAAGGTCTCTGCGATGTGCAGCAGGATCCATCGTTCTGCCAGTTCAGCGACATCAAGTTCGGCATTCGCTGTCTTGCGTATCTGCTACGCATCAGCTATTTCCAGCGCCAGCGCCTCGTCACCGTGTACGACATCATTAACCGCTGGGCACCAAGCACTGAGAACGACACGCCTGCATATGTCGCCGCAGTGAGTGCGAACATGGGCGTGCAGTCAACCGACACGATTGACCTGCGGAACGACAACTTGCTCGGCGACATGATCGCTGCAATCATCAAACATGAAAACGGCGTGCAACCGTATAGCGGATTGCAGATCATCGCCGGCATTCGGCTGCTCGGGAGCTGAGCACGATGGACATGAAGCAACCGCCATCGCGCTTTGATATTCTGATCTACGCATTGTGGATCTTCATGGCTGGATATGGCGGCGCAATGTCGTATCTGATGAAGAACGCAGACAAGCACGAACCTGTCAAGTTCTGGCGCGTCGTGCTTGAGTTCTGCGCTGCTGTATCTGTAGGAACGATCGTGACGCTCATGTGCGCGGCGATGGGTTGGGGAACGCTTTGGACTGGCGTCATCGTTTCGTCGTCTGGTTGGATTGGTGCCAAAGGCGTCGTTTCTATAATCGAAGCCGTCTTGCTCAAGAAAGCCGGCTTGTCCAAAGACGATATCGCCGACAACGTCGGTAAGGAGTAAGTGTCATGTTCGCAACTGCATGGGCTTGGCTCACCAGTAAACTGAGTCTCGTACTTGGTTATATCAGCATCGGCGTTGCCATCGCACTCGGCTGCGCGGCAATCTGGTTCTATCACCAGAACAAAGGACTGAACGACACGGTCGTCAATCTGCAGACTACGAGCAACAGTCTGCGCAGCGATGTGACGTCGTTGCAGAACTACAACAACAAGCAAGACGCAGCGATAGCTGACTTGGTACAGCAACGTCAGAACGACGGCGCAATTGTCCAAGGATTGATTGATGATTACAAAGACTTGACAACTGAGTCAGCCAGCACCAAAGCCAAGATCCGCGACCTGGAGCGCAAATCCGATGAAGTCAAGTCATATCTTTCTGGTCCTCTGCCTGCTTCTGTGCGCAGCGTGCTCAACGGTCAAGACCAACCCGCCAGCGCCAGTTCTGCAGCCGGTGCAAACGGAAGTCGTCAAACTCAGCCCGCCGCAGCCACTTCGCACTGAGTGCGACGCGCCGAAGAATGTCATGTTCGGCGACGATGCCACGAACAACGACTTGATCAACTGGGGCATCGACTGGCGAACGGCGTTCAAGCAATGTGCAGCCAAGATGCACCGACTCATCCAATGGTTCAATGACGATGGCACGCAAACCACCAAAACCGGAAATTGACGAGCGCTCCGCCTTTGTGGCGGAGTTTCTCGTTGACTTTGATCCGTTGGCTGCTGCCATTCGGTGCGGAGTGCCGCGTCTGCAAGCCAAGGCGAAAGCCAAGCTGTTCATGCAAGACGCCGAAGTGTTGAAGGCGATACAGACTGGCGTGGATGCGATGTTGCCCGAGCAGATTGCCACGCCGCAACGCATCCTCGCCGGTTTGATGCGCGAGTCACGTACTGCGTTCCTGGATGGCGTGCGTGTGCAAGCGCTGATGTCCGCCCATATGGTGCTGAAGGATGTCAAAGAACAAGGTCGCAAGGACGCTGAGCAAGCCGAGAACGAAAAGCGCAAGAAGCGCGGCAGTGGCGTCATGGTCGTGCCGGGCGTGCCTGCGCTGAGCGACTGGGAAGCCGCAGCACGTGAACAGCAAGCCAAGCTGAAGGAGAAGGTGCGTGACTAAGCAACTCGCCGAAGTGGTGACGCTTGACGTCGCAAATGATCCTCGTGATGCACACGTCGGCCTGGACAAGATGCTTGCCGATTGTGAAGGCGCAGTCAGTTCACTCGTGATCGTGTATGAAGCCGGCCACAAACCGCGCTTTCGGTATTACGGACGCACGCTGACTCGCACTGAGCTAATGGGGGTGTTCGCCCATCTTCAAATGGACGTCCATTCAGCAGACGGAGCGTTTGAATGAGCGACGAACCGCGCATCGTGTGGTCACCGCTTGCAGGATCGCAGGCTTTGGCGATGGCGTGCCCAGCCAACCATATTTTCTACGAAGGCACGCGCGGTCCTGGAAAGACCGATTGGCAGCTCATGCGTTTTCGTTCACGCGTAGGTCTTGGCTACGGACGCTTCTGGCGCGGCGTGATCTTTGATCGCGAATACAAGAACCTTGACGACATTGTCAGCAAGTCGCAACGATGGTTCAGCCAGTTTGACGACGGTGCGCGGTTTGCCGGCCAAGGTGCTGCGTTTGGTTGGACTTGGCCTACTGGTGAACAGTTGTTGTTTCGTCACATAAAGAAGCCGAAAGACTATTGGCTGTATCACGGTCATGAATATCCTTCTATCAACTGGAACGAGCTGTGCAAGTTCCCGACGCGCGAGTTGTTTGACTTGATGCTCAGCACGAACCGCAGCTCGTTCCGCCCTGAGGACTATCCGCAACGCATGTCACATGCTCAAGGCTTGGGCTTTGGCTGCACGCTCGTTGAGGAAGTCAGCGACGAAGAAGGTATCTATCTGCTGCCGGAAATTCCGCTTGAAGTCACCGGCACGATGAATCCTTATGGTCCCGGTCATGGTTGGGTGAAGGAAGACATCATTGATGTCGCAGCGCCGGGCGAAGTAGTGAGGCGTACGACCAACATCTTCAACCCGCGCACGCAGCAGCGCGAAGACATTGTCAAGACGCAGTGCCGCATCTTCGGCAGCTATAAAGAGAACATCTATCTGCCGCCGGAATACATCGCAGACCTTGAGTCAATCAAGGAAGAAAATCGTCGTCGTGCGTGGTTGTATGGCGACTGGGACATCACTGCTGGCGGTGCGTTTGACGACGTGTGGAAGGAAGCCATCCACGTGATCGATCGCTTCCCCATTCCGCGCGGTTGGAAGTGCGATCGCTCGTTTGACTGGGGTTCTACGCATCCGTACTGGTGCGGCTGGTGGGCAGTCGCTGACGGTGAAGAAGTCAAGCTACCTGATGGCCGCAAGTTCTGTCCTGCGAAAGGATCGCTCATCCTGTTCAATGAACGCTACGGCACGCGCAAGCTACGCACGAACCAAGGTCTGCGCCAGTCGCCGAAGACCGTTGCGCGCTTGATCCTTGAGGACGAGGACGAAATGCGGAGTGACAAGTGGTGTCGCAACCGCATCAATCCCGGCCCTGCTGACAACCAGATTTTCGATGTGCGTGAGACGGACGACAACGACGATCCGCAGTCCATTGCAAGCAAGATGCTTGAAGAAGGTTTGGACTGGGAACGCAGCGACAAGTCCAAAGGATCGCGCAAGAACGGACTCGTGCTGCTACGTGAGCGTCTGGAAAACGCCATGACTGGTGACGGTCCTGGCATTTACTTCATGCGCCACTGCAAGGCAGCGATCGGCACGCTGCCCACGCTGCCACGTGATGAAGACGACATGGACGACGTCGACACCACGGCCGAAGATCATCCGTACGACGGCATTCGCTATCGTTGCTTGAAGAGCAAGATCGCGATCGCTGCTGAATTCGAAGTTTCAATGCCAACCTGAGGACAAGACGATGGCGAACGTAGCTTACATCCGCCCCGAGGTCACGCTGATGAAGCGGAAGTGGGATCTCGTTCGCGACTGCCTGCAAGGCGAACACCGCATCAAGGAACGACGTGAGCTTTATCTGCCCATGCCGAACCCGACAGACAAAAGCAAGAAGAACAAAGAACGATATGCGCAGTATCTCCAGCGCGCGTCGTTCTATCCAGTCACCGAAATGACGTGCGAAGGTTTGCTCGGCCAAGTGTTCGACGTTGACCCGATCATCGAAGTGCCTGATGACTTCGACTTTATCAAGGAAGACGCAACTGGCAGCGGCATCAAGCTGCGCCAAGCTGCGCAAATGTGCCTTGCGCAAGTGTTGTCGTACGGACGCTATGGAATCCTCGTCGATTATCCCGACATGGAAACCGTCACGCGTCAGGACGTGCAGCTTGGCTTCGCGCGTCCGATCCTCGCCATGTACACGCCGTTTGATATCATCAACTGGCGCGTGATCAACAAGGGTGCGAAGACGCTGCTGACACTGGTCGTGTTCGCTGAGTGCTACGTCATCAGCGACGATGGCTTCGAAGTCAAAGAAGGCTATCAGTGGCGCGTATGCCGTTGTGACGAAACTACCGAGTGGAAGTATCAGGTGGAGCTGTGGGAAGAAGACGGTAATGACTACGTCGTGCGTGAAATCTATTCGCCGACGGACGCCAACGGCAATCCGCTGGAGTTCATCCCATTCACGTTCGTGGGCAGCATGAACAACGATCCATCGCCTGATCAGCCGCCGCTCTATGGTATCGCGTCACTGAACATCAAGCACTATCGCAACTCCGCCGACTACGAAGACAGCGTCTACATGGTGGGTCAGCCGACGCCCGTGGCAACCGGCCTGGACAAGACGTGGGTCGACGAAGTGTTGAACGGGAAGATGGAACTCGGCAGCCGTGGCATCGTGCCGCTGCCCAAGGGCGCGACGTTCACGTTGGCGCAGGTGACGGCGAACGGCATGGTCAAGGAAGCCATGGACCAGAAGGAGCAGCAGCTCGTCGCGCTAGGCGCGCAGCTCATTCAGCCGCAGAACGTGAGCCGCACGCTCGGCGAAGCGAAGATGGACAAGAACACGCAAACGTCTATCCTTGCCAAGTGCGCGCAGAACGTCAACGATGCGTTCACGCTGGCGCTTTCGTGGTGCGGCCTGTTCATGCACGGCGAAGCATACGATCCGAACGAAGTGTACTTGCAGCTCAGTACGACGTTCGCCATCACCAAGCTCTCGCCGCAGGAGCAGCAGCAACTCATCGCGAATTGGCAAGGTGGCGCAATCACGTTCAACGAAATGCGTGCTCAGTTGCGCATGGGCGGCATCGCTACCGAGGACGACGAGCAAGCCAAGGCTGAAATCGAAGCTGATGAACAGCAGCGCGCGGCGTTGGCACTCGATCAGATTGCCGAAGCTGGCGTCAATCCTGGCAGCAACCCCAACGATCCGCAGAACCAGCCGGGCGACGGAGCGTAAGTCATGGCCGCGCAGGTTACGCCGAACCAATATCTCCATGACGTCGCTGTCCAGTATCAGGTTTATCTGGAACGTGTCAAACGAGGTGAGACGGATGCGTACGACAAATCGCTAGTTGAGCTTGACCGTGCCTTGCGTCGTATTCTCAACGACCAAGGCAGCGGCGCGCTCAGCGACCTGACGCAGAAACAGCTTGATCAGCTAATCGTCAAGCTGCAAAAGGCGACGCAGCAGAACAACGACACGTTCCTTGCCAAGCTGCAAAAGGATTTGAAGGCAATCAACGCCTATGCAGCCGAGTTCGAAGCTGAATCGCTCACCACGGGTCTCGTCAAGTCCGTAGCTGCGCGCATCAAACAGACGTCTGCTGCGAATGCGTGGAAGTACGCGCAAACCAACCCGATCCAAGCTACCGGACAACTGCTGAGCGACTTCACCGACACATGGAGCAAGTCGGTTATCAGTAAGGTTGAGTCCGTCGTGCGCACCGGCTACGCGCAGGGCAAGACCACGGGACAAATCGCCACTCAACTGCGAGGTACGAAAGCGAATGGGTATCAAGACGGCGTCATCAATGGGCAGTCTCGTCGTCAGACGCAGGCTATGGTCAGGACTGCTGTTCAGCACGCGTCCGCCCAAGCACGTCAAGCCGTCTGGGAAGAGAATGACGACATCATCGACGGTTATGTGTGGATCAGTGTGCTTGACAACCGCACGACTCAAATCTGTCGTTCGCTGGACGGTCAATTCTTCAAACTCGGCAAAGGCCCAGTCCCGCCCATTCACATCGGTTGTCGCTCGGTCACGGTTGCGCACATCAAGGATGTCGATGTCTTCGCGCATACGACTCGCGCCAGCAAGGGCGACAAAGGTGGAGCGCAAGTACCGGCATCGATGACGTATTACGAATGGCTGAAAACTCAGCCGGCGTCGTTCCAAGACGATGCTATCGGTGTTGAACGCGGTAAGCTGCTACGAGATGGCGGCATGAGCGCAGATCAATTCGCGAAGTTGCAGTTGAACAGCAACTTCCAGCCTCTGACCTTGGATCAGATGCGAAAGAAGGCACCGCAAGCATTCAAGCTAGCGGGAATCTAGACGTCTAAACGTATAAGAATCTTTGCACTTAGACGTCTAAACATGAACGCGCCAATGGCGCATTGAGGAGAACGAAAATGGTGATGAAGGCAGTGCTGGATTCGCTGGATGGCGTCGACAAGGCTTTCCAGGGCGAATACAAAAAGGCAGACGACGGCAAGTTCTACCTGGATCTGGAAGGCGTCGACACGCATCCGTCCACGCAGCCGCTCGCCAACGCGCACAAGCGCACCAAGGACGAGCTGACCGCCGCGCGCAAGGATCTCGGCACCTACAAGACTCGCAGCGAAGAACTCGAAACCGAGATCAACGGTCTGCGCGAAGGTGCGATCCCCAAGGGCGACGTCGAAGCTCTCAAGAAGTCGTATCAGACCAAGTACGACAAGGACATCAAGGAGCGTGATGATCGTATCAACGCGCTGGGCGGCACGGTACAGTCGCTCATGGTGGACAACGTGGCGACTGGGCTCGCCAACAAGCTCGCGGCAAAGCCCGAGTTTTCCGAGGTCTTGCTGCCGCACATTCGCGGTCGCATCAAGCTGGAGTACGGCACCGACGGCACGCCCAGCACGGTCGTCCTGGACAAGGACGGCAAGCCGAGCGCACTGTCGCTCGACGACCTAGAAAAGGAGGTGTTGTCAAACAAAGCCTTTGCCCCTATCCTGCGCGGTAGTCATGCCTCCGGTGGCAACGCCAGCGGACGCAGCGATGGCTCCAGTGGAGCTGGCAACAAGAAGCCGATCGACCCGTCGAAATTCGACATGTCGAAGGCATCCCCCGCCGAAATCGTTGCGTTCCGCAAACAGCAGGCGGGTCAGTAATTCCCTCTGATCCAATCACCGAAGGAGAAACATCATGGCACTTTCCGATCTCGCCGTCTTCAATGAGTGGACCTACTCCACCATGACGGAAATCCTCGATCAGCAGATCGAGTTGTTCAACGCCGCCACGCGCAACGCGCTGGTCCTGCGTAGCGCCAACCATACCGGCGACTATAGCGAGACTGCGATGTGGGCGAAGATCACCAATCTCGTCCGTCGTCGCAACGCCTACGGCACCGGCACGCTCACCGCGCAGGCGATGAAGCATCTGGTGGACACCAGCGTCAAGGTCGCAGCCGGCACCAACCCCATCGACCTGTCGCCGGGCCAGTTCAAGTGGATCCAGCTCAATCCGGAAGAAGCGGGTGCCGCGATGGGTCAGCAGCTCGCCGTCGACACGATGGCCGATATGCTGAACACGGGCGTCATGGCGGTGGCTGCTGCGCTGAGCGGAGTGACCGATCTCGTCACCGACGTACACGCCAGCCCGGCCACGGCCACCAGCACGGCGTCGCTCGCCAACCTGAACACCGCCGTCAGCAAGTTCGGTGACCGCTCGCAGGCGATCGCTGCATGGGTACTGCACTCCAAGCCACTGTTCGACATCTACGGACAGGCCATCGCCAACTCGTCCCGCCTGTTCGTGTTCGGCAACATCGCCGTCGCGCAGGACGGCTTCGGTCGCCCGCTGATCATGACCGACTCGCCGTCGCTGACTGCCCAGTCTACCGACGAAACGCCGGTCACCGTCTACAAGACGCTGGGCCTCGTGCCGGGCGCGCTGCTGGTGGACCAGAACGGCGACTACACGCAGAACATCGACACCCGCAACGGCAACGAGAACATCAGCTCCACGTTCCAGGCCGAATGGAGCTACAACGCGGCGGTCAAGGGCTTCTCGTGGGACAAGACCAACGGCGGCAAGTCGCCCACCAACGCCGCACTCGGCACCGCGTCCAACTGGGACAAGTACAGCACCTACGAGAAGGATCTCGCCGGTGTGATGCTGATCTCCAACTGATTGCGGACGTCTAGACGGCCGAACGTCTAAACCTGAGTTTGGCTGGGGCGTGTTCGGAGGTCCGCGCCCCAGTCCTTTTGAGGAGTGAGTTATGAAGAAGAAACTGATTGTGCTGTACTTCATCAACGGCTCGGTGCCCAGCCCCGAAGAGCAGGAAGAAGGCGACAGCATGAACGCACGCTTCCGCAACGCGCATCTCGTGGAAGGCAATCCCGAAGAGTGTGATTTCGTTGCTGGTGCCGTGCCGAAGATCTACGAGAACTTCCCGCGCTACGGTGAAGACGAGAACGAAGAGTTCGACCACACTGCCGGCGAGCAGGTGGGCGATTGCTACCTGCACGAAATTGGCCGTGGCAAGTGGGACGTCTACAACGAAGACGGCGATAAGCTGAACGACGAGCCGATCACCAAGGCCGAAGCTCGCGCACTCGCGCAGGAACAGGAGTAATCTGTCATGACGCTGATCGTAGAAGATGGCACCGGCGTCGCGAACGCGAACAGCTACATCAGCGTCGCGGATGCTCAAGCCTACGCCAGCGCACGCGGGACGACGCTTCCATCGGATGACAGTGCGGTGGAAGCGTTGATCCTGCAAGGCATGAGCTACATCGAAGCTCAACGTGCGCGATTCCAAGGTTCCAAGACGTACACCGGCGTCGTCGGCTTTCACGATGACGACTGGTTCCCCATCCCACTGCCGCCGGACGTCAACACGCACGCAGCGCAGGCGTTGCAGTGGCCGCGATACGACGTCTATATCGACGACATCCCCCTCAGCGGCAGCGCAATTCCGGTTGAGCTCGTCAGCGCGCTTGCCCAATGCGCGGTAGAGATTTCTTCGGGGAACGATCTGCAAGCCAATACGACCGGCACGCCTGTCAAGATCGAAAAGGTGGACGTGATCGAGACGCAGTACATGACGCCTGCGGAGATGAATACGACCGGGTTTAGCGCCAGCTACCCAAAGGTTGAATCTCTATTGCAGCCGTTGTATAGTAGCAGTGGGGCACTTTTGTCCACTGTACGAGTCTAGTGTCATGGATTACAGCCGTCAAATCGAAACTGCATCGCGCCTGATCACCAAGTATGGCGGTCAGGCGAAGCTCTATGTGACGACCACGGTTACTGATCCTTCTGCGGAATGGAATGCGCAGAGCAACGATACGGAACAGTCGCAGGATGTGATCGCGTGCTGGCTCAACTTTCCGTCGCGAACCAAATACGGTCAAAGTGAGAAAGCGCCGTTCACGATTCAGCAAGGCGATCTGAAGGTTCTGGTGGCAGCGAAAGGATTGACGCTGGAACCGAACTTGCAGGGCCGCATCACTCGGATGAAGAACGGAGTCACTGAAAACTGGACGGTCGTCGGAATCGATCCGCTCGGCGTCGACGGCCAGCAGATGATCATGTATACGCTACAGGTGCGCCAATGACCGCGACCACGCAGCAGGCGATCGACGATATGTACGGCGCAGTCGCCGCCGTGCTGACGGGACAGTTCCCGGACGTGGTGCGCAAGTACGACGGTCTAGACGACCACACTCCGCCGGATAATCAGTCTGCGTGGACGTACACCATGATCCGTCATGCGACCGGCACGCAGGCATCGCTTGCCGGCGCGGACGCAACTCGCCGATGGAACGCCACCGGCACACTCTTCACCCAGATTTTCGTTCCACTCAACAAGCAAGGACGTCAGCAGGCCGTCACGATTGCCGACGCGCTCAAGACAACGATTCAAAAGCTGCAAACTGAACATGGAGTATGGTTTCGCGGCGCGATTTTAAAAGAGATTGGTGTTGATGGCTCTTGGTATCAAGTCAACTTCACCGCGACATTCACTTACGATACCTTCGCCTAACGAACCAAGGAGAGCATCATGGCACTTTGCCCGTCCAACAAGATCGACTCCAATGTGACCGGCCTCCGGTTCGCAGAGGAGGAATGTCTCAAGCAACTGCCCACCACTGGCGTCGTGTGGTGGCCGCTGGAACCGAACTCGTATTCGGACTTCGGCGGTCAGCTCACGACCGTGGCGCGCAAGCCCATCAACCCCAGCCGCCAGCAGAAGAAAGGCGTCATCACCGACCTGGAAGCCAGCGGCGGATTCAATCAGGACCTGACGCAGACGAACCTCACTCGTCTGATGCAAGGCTTCATCTTCGCCGACATCCGTGAAAAGGCGAACACCGCACCCATGAACGCCGCTGCGATTGCCATCACTGGCGTCGTCGCTGCGGACAAGGAATACACCACCGCAGCGACCGGCTTCATCGCCGGCCAGATGATCCTCGCCAGCGGCTTCGGCGTTGGCACGAACAACGGCGTGAAGACCGTAGTCAGCAATGGCAGCGGTGAGCTCGTCGTGAACGAAGCGCTGGCTGACGAAGCTACTCCGCCTGCCGCTGCTGCGGTGCGCGTGGTCGGTTTCCAGTTCACCGCTGAGGATGCTGCCATCAGCTACACGGCAGGCAGCTATCCGCGCCTGACCACCACGACCCAGGACTGCACGCTGCTCGGTCTGATCCCCGGTGAGTTCGTGTATCTCGGTGGCGACGCTTCGGCCAACTCGTTCGCCAACAACTCGGGATGGGGGCGCATCAACGCCATCGCCCAGAACTACATCGAGTTCGACAAGACGGACTGGACTCCGGTCACGGAAGCCGGCACTGGCAAGTCGGTGCAGATGTTCATGGGCGACGTCCTCAAGAACGAGGATGACCCCACGCTCATCAAGCGCCGCACGTACCAGATCGAGCGTACGCTCGGCAACGACGACAACGGTCCGATGAGCGAACTGCTGACCGGCGCGGTAGCGAACCAGTTCACGCTGAACATGAAGCAAGCTGCGAAGATCGATTACGATCTTACGTTCACCGCCTGCGACAACGAGCAGCGCACCGGCACCGACGGCCTGAAGGACGGCACGCGTCCGAGCATCGTGGAAGCGGATGCGTACAACACCACCAGCGACTTCAGCCGCATTCGCCTGAGCTCGGTGGATCCCGCCAATTCCGCGCCCACGCCGCTCTTCGCGTACAGCACCGAGATGACCATCACGATCAACAACAACGTGACGGCGAACAAGGCGTTGGGCGTACTGGGCGCATTCGATACCAGCGCGGGCATGTTCGAGGTCGGCGGTGCGATCACCGCGTACTTCGCAGACATGGCAGGCGTACAGGCCGTGCGCAACAACGCCGACATCACGCTGGACGTGTGCATGGCAAAGGCCAACGCCGGCATCGTGTTCGATGTGCCGCTGCTGGCGCTGGGCAATGGCCGACTTGCCGTCACCGCCGATCAGGCCATCACACTGCCGCTGGACAGCACCGCAGCCGTCAGCAAGTTCGGCCACACGCTGCTCTTCCAGGTCTTCTCGTACCTGCCCAACAAGGCCGAGGCCTGATCACTTCCACCCAACAATCACAAAACAGATAGGAGCGAACTACCATGAGTGACAACAAGACCTCCGGCATCAACCTTTTCAACTCGTTCAAGTCGAACAAGGACCTCGAGTTGAATGGCGTTCCCGTATTGTTCGGAAAGAACAGCCGTGACGTCATGATCAAGATCTTCGTGCGCCGTGCGGGCGGTGGCAACACCGCCTTCACGCAACGCTACGAAGTGCTGACCAAGCCGTACCGGCGCATCATCCAGATGGGCAAGAGCAACGAAATCTCGGAAGAGATGGCGGATATCATGCGCCGTCTGTACGCCGAGACCGTCGTGGTGGGTTGGGAAGGCGTCCTCGGTCCGGACGACGAAACGGAACTGCCGTTCACGGTGGACAATTGCATCGACTTGTTCAAGGCGAGCGATGAAGTGTTCAACGAAGTGGTGACCGTCTCCACCACCGCCGCAGTCTATCGCGACGAAGTGCGCAGCGCCGACGCAAAAAACTGACGGGGGTTCTGCTCTACGGATTGGAGCAAGAACCCTATGAGAAAGGCATCCTGGACCAAGCGATACGGAACAGGATGCCAATCCCAAAGAAGATCGCCGATGCACCTTCGCTTTTCGCTGGACTTGATCTGTTTTATATCGCGTTCTGGGAGCTGACTACCTGCCGTGAACTTGGGTACGGCTCCATCGGACCGATCAACTGGTTGACGGTTCACGAGTACTGCAAATACAACGGAATCGAAGACGAGCAGCGAGAGGATATGTTCTACTTTATCGGTAAGATGGATGAAGTGTACTTGGAACATACGGCGGCAAGGAACAAGAAGAAACATGACGAAGCGGCAGCAGCCGCAAAAGCGAAAGGAGAGAAGTGATGGCAACCTTCAAGCAAGTGGCGGCGCAGTTGCGAGTCGTGGCGAAGAACGTCACGGTCAATGCGCCGCAGCTTGTTCGGAAGGTTGCTCTCGCGATTGACCAATCGCTCGTCTTGGCGACACCAGTTGATACGGGCCGCGCCCGGTCCAACTGGCAAGTCGCCATCGGTGCCGCCCCACAAGGCGAAGTAACGACATTCAGCAGTCCAGTCGTCAATAAGCGCACCAAGGCCGGCGAAGCAACTTTGTCGGCTGGCGTAGCTGCGAACGGAGCAGCGGCTACGGAGTTCGCACTGACAGCCGCCTTGGAAGCGACGAAAAACTTCCAAGGCGGCATCATCTACATCACGAACAATCTCCCGTACATCATCCCGCTGAACGAAGGCCATTCCACGCAAGCGCCGGAAGGCTTCGTTCAGACGGCTATTCTCAACGGCATCGCTGCGGTGAAGACCGTCAGCCTCATCAAACCGCCAGAGGCACAGAACAATGGATGAGACTGTAAACATCATCGTCCAAGAGGACGGTTCGCGAGCGGTGGCCGCGAACATCAACGCAGTTGCCGACGCCAGCGACAAAGCTGGCGATTCGCAAACTGCGCTCATGCGCATCCTGGCGCAGGTGAACCAGTCCATGAACGGACTGAACACCAGCATCGACAAGCTCAACCAGACCATGTCCGGCCAAGTCAGCGCGGTCAGTAAGGTCGTGCAGGCGCAGCAGTCGGCCACCAAGACCGCGCAGGACAACGCCAAGGCCGTCGACCAGCTTAGCGAGAGCGAAGCGCAGGCCGTGGCACGCATTAAGGACATGGTCGCTGCCAGCACCGCCCAGACGGCCGCGAGCGACGCCGCAGCGACCGCCGCCAAGGCGCAGGCTACTGCCCTAGAGGGGGCGGCTGCGGCTGCGGCCAGCAACGCTACAGCTCAGCAGGCGTCGGCCAGCGGCTACGCGGCGGCTGCGGCGGCCCAAACCCGCCAGATGCTCCAGCTCGAAGCGCTGGAAGATGCAATGGGCGGGAACATCAAAACGATGGAGCAGTGGCGCGACCTGGAAGGCCAAGTGGTCGCCGCCTACGCCAACGGCACGCTCAACGCAAGCCAGTACGAAAAGATGATCGGGCAGTTGGACAGCCAGCTCAGCAAGGTCAGCGGCTCCATCACCAAGGAACAGGCGGCGATCCAGAAGCTCACCAGCGCATACGCTCCCCAAGACGCGGCGCTGAAGAAGATCGCTGCTGACGAAGCTCTGCTGACTGACTTGCGGAACAAGGGCGTCATCAGCATGGCCGATTACGAAAAACTGATGACGGGTATCGCCGGCAAGCGCGCCGTCTACGACGACGTTGCTTCTGGCGCAGCCAAGGCCGGCGCGGCGCTCAAGGAAACCGGAACCATCAGCGGCGGCGTGGCGCGTGAATACGGCATCATGATGGGCGAAATCGCGCGCGGCAACTTCACTCGCCTGGAAGGCAGCGCCATCACGCTGGGCAATCGTCTCGGCATCTTGCAGAAACTGTTCACACCCATCGGGCTGGGCATTGCTGCTGTCACGGCTGCGACCATCGCGATGGCTGCTGCGTTCATCAGCGGCTACGAAGCAAGCGTCAAGCTGAACAACGCATTGATCATCTATGGTCAAGATGCCGGTGTGACTGATTCTCAGGTGCAGACACTGGCTGCATCCATGGCGACGGTCAATCAGAACACCACGCAGACGACGCAATTGCTGGAAGCTATCATCAGCACTGGGCGCAGCACCAGCGACACGCTTGGAACCGTGGGGCAAGCTGCGCAGAACATGATGCGGCTGACGGGCGAAGGTGTTGATCAAGTCGCGCAGTCATTCGACAAGTTGTACGACGATCCGATCAAATGGGCGGATGACATGGACACCAAGTTCCATTTCCTCACGCTCGATGTGCGTGACCACGCCCAGCAGTTGCAGAACGTCGGCGACAAGTACGGTGCTGCCAAGGTAATCGCCGCTGCGTTCGCTGATGAAACGAAGGACAAGATCGACCAGCTCAACGCGAGCATGGGCACGCTGGAAAAGTTGCTTGATCGCTGGAAATCCGGAGCTGCGAACATCGTCGATTGGGCAAAGGGCATCGGTGCAACGCCGACTGATATGCAGCAATTCCAAACTGCGAAGCAGGCGTATATGGACTGGGCTGCGCGCGTCAAGGAACTGAATCTGGATCTTAAGGATCCTGCGAATAACGAGGCGCTGGCCTACGGCACGAAACTCTGGAATCAGATGTACGCCGCTCAGCAGAAGGTCGTCCAGGCGCAGGACGCAGCCAAGACGACCGAGCAGTACAATCAGCAGCGCAAGGCCGTTCTGGATGCTGGCGAAGGTATCGACAGCATCAACGACAAAACGCAGAAGCAGATCAAGCTTCAGCAGCAGCTCACCAAGCTGGCGGAGCAGTATCGCACGCTTTATCTACTCGATCCGAACGACAAGCGTCTACAAGGCGTCCAGTTCGGTGCGAATGGCCTGCCCACGGGCGGCGGCAGCTATGCGAGCAAGGTGGAGCAGCTCAACGAGGAAGCAAACGGCAAGCCGAAGAAAGGGCCGTCTGCTGACGAGCTCATCAAGCCGTGGCTGGAGTACGAGAAGCAGCTCCAGTCACTGATTTCGACCATCGACCCCACGGTCGGTGCAATGCAGAAGCTGGACGACGCGCAGACTCTGCTGAACAAGGCCGTTCAGCAGGGCGACCTGACGCAGAACCAAGCCGATTTCTATTTCGCCCAGTATCAGGCGCAGCTCAAGGATACGCTGAACCCTGCGCAGGCGTTGACGGACAAGCTCAACGATCAAATCAAGTCGCTCCAGCAAACCGGCAAAGCAACGGACGACGCCACCAAGGCGCAGGCCGACGCTCAGCAGTTGTTGAAGCAGGGCGTGGTCGTTGACGATGCGTGGATTCAGAACCAAGAAAAGAAGTACGCTGAAATCGAAAAGCTGACTGCGCAGCAGCAGATTTATCAGCGTATCCAGAAGTCGGTGATTGACCAGACCAAGTCGTTCTCCGACGAGCTGACTGTGCTTGACAAGCTGCAAGCCAAAGGGCCGGGCAATGGCGGCATCAGCAAGGAGCAGGCTGATCAATATCTCATCAAGCAAAACCCGGACTTGTTCCAAGGTACGCAGAAGGCGCTCGAAGTCCAGCTCGATCAGTACAAGCAATACTATGCGGAGATCGACGCGCTGCGGAATAAACAGCAGATCAGCGACACTGACGCCGCCATCATGACGGCGCGTGTCAACTCCATGGCGTTGACTGCACGCTTGAGCGCGACGCAGAGCTTTCTCGGCACGGTGGAGCAGTTGCAGACGTCCAGCAACAAGAAGGTCGCAGCTATCGGCAAGGCGGCTGCGATCGCGCAGGCGACGATCAACACGTACACCGGCGCGACAGCAGCGTACCAGTCCGCAGCAGCCATTCCGATGGTCGGCTGGATCCTGGCACCTATTGCGGCAGCGGCAGCGGTGATCGCAGGCATCGAGCAGGTGCAGAAGATCCGCAGCACGACGCCCGGTTACATGACAGGCGGTTATACCGGCGACATGGCAACTACGGCGGTCGCCGGCCTTGTGCATGGTCAGGAGTGGGTGAGCAACGCGCAGACGACCAACAAATATCGTCCGCAGCTCGAAGCCATGCACGACGGCACCTATGATGCCAAGTACGCGAACAGCAAGGATCAGCCGGTCGTCGTCAACAAGCCGGCGGACAATTACAAGTTCTTGATGGTGGACGACCAGCGCGATATCGGAAGCTACATGTCCGGCCCCGCTGGCGAGAAGATCGTGGTCACGCACGTTCGTCGGAATGGGGGAACCAACAAGTGAGCCTGATCTTCAACTCCACGAACTTCGGCGCGCTGGCGTTCCTTCCGTTCGCCCCCAGTGACGGCACCGAAACGCTTGAGTTCTACACGGATGTACTGACTGCCTACACGGCGGAAAACGAGCAACGGAACATGATGCGCGCACTGCCGCGCCATACGATCCAATACACGTATCCGCTGCAATACCTGATGACGCAAGGCGTGTTCAACATCGCGTTTTCTCAGGTGCGCAACAACTGGGGCATTCCGTTCTGGACGGAAGCGCAGCGAGTAACGGGCGTAGCAGACGCGCAGACCGTATTCAATGTGGACACTACGGTTCACGATTTGCGCGCCGGCTCGCCCGTCTTGCTGTATCAGACGTATTGCAAGTGGGAAGTGAAGGAAATCCAGTCGATCACTGGCAGCTCCATCACGCTGACCAACGGCACTACGCTCAGCGGCGTGGTGTATGTCATCCCCATGCTTGTCGGTTACGTGGTGGGGGACATCACCACGTCGCCCACTGGCTTTGACAGCCAAGCCAAGCTCACGTTCCAGATCACGAATGTGCTGACTGGCTTGGGCGTGACCGTGCCGCCGCAATACAACGGATACGACCTCTATACCGATCCGTACTTGGCGGGTGATAGCTCGGGCGGCTCCAATACGTTTACGCAGCAGCAGAACACCAGCGATTATGACGTCGGTGACATCTATCAAGTCACGCCGTGGATTCCGCAGCGCTACTCCAAGAACTACGCCACCGACGGCAGCGGCGCAAGCGATATCCGTGCGCTGAAGGAGTTCTTTTACCGTCGTGCAGGCAAGTTCCGCCCATTCTACGCGCCGACGTTCGAGTCGAACTTGCGCAAAGCCAGCACCGGCAATATCACCACGACATTCAAGTTTTACGACGATGACTTCGTGGCTGCACTGGCAAGCAAGCGCAACGTCGTAGCGTTTGGCCTGGACGACGGCACGTGGCAGCTCCGCCCGTACAGCGCGCCGACTGCACTGGGCGACGGTACGGCACAGATCACGCTCGGTAGCGCACTGAACATCAACGCGTCGCGCATCCTCTGCGTTTCCTATGCAGCGCTGAACCGCTTGGATACCGATTCGCTGAGCATCGGCCATAAGCAAGCCGGATACTTCACCAGCAACTTCCCGGCTCTGGAGATTGCAGCATGAGCACCAAAGAACTCTATCTGTTTACCGAAGGAACGGCGACGTATGCGTACACGTCGTCCAACGAAGCTGAAACCTACAACGGCAACACCTACGCGCCACAAGTGATGGGTCGTGGTGAGGAGTCCGACACCAGTAACACGATCAAGTCAACGATCGATGTGAAGATGCCGCTGCGATTGTGGATGGCGCAGCATATTCTTTCGTCAGGCGTCGACTCCATCATCCGCCTAGAGCTCACCACCAAGAATGAGGACGGTACGTACGATCTCATTTTCCGTGGCCGCATGTCCGATCAAAACACGGACAATGAAGAATTGACGGTAACGTTCGAAAACGTGTTCAGCGCAAACCGACAGATCGGTGCGCGACCGCTGTTCCAGCGCACTTGCCGGCACACGTTGTACGGTCCGCGCTGCAAGATGAACATCGACGACTTCAAACTGGCTGTCACGGTCACTGCCATCAGCGCTGACGGCACCACGCTCACCATTAGCGGCGTGGATGGTCGCAACTATGCTTCGGGCGTGCTGATATTGCCCGATGGAACATATCGCTACATCGTGACCGGCTTGGGCAATACATTCACCATCATTCGCGGCTCGGATGTATTGAACGAAGCGTTCGCGTCCGGGCCGGTTGCGGTGTACATCGCTCCAGGATGTACGCAGCAGATGTCTACGTGCCAAGGCGTGTTCAACAATCTGAACCGCTTTGGCGGTTTTCCGTGGATTCCGGTAAAGAATCCGATGGCGGGTTCTTCAATCACATCTGGATAACAGCTATGAACTGGTCAGTATGGCTCGATCCACTTGGTCTGTTTAAGACTCCCAAGACGCAGGCGCCGACGCCCGGCGACTTGAAGAAGAATGTCACAATAGCTGATGAAGGCGGGACAGTAGGCGTGTTGTGGGGAACCAAGACCATCAGCACCACTTACATCACCTATTTTGGCGATGTGAAGACTGTCGCCATCAAGAGCAAGTCGGGCAAGAAATGATGATCATTACAATGGTCGACATTCGTAGGAACAAGATGTGTCGCAAAGGAACGAAAGATTTCTTTGAGCAGCATGGACTTGACTGGGACGACTTCCGCATTAACGGAATTGAGTCCGACAAGCTGGCTGCAACCGGCGACGCAATGGCGCTAAAGCTCGTTGAGGAGTGTAAACATGGGCGGTAAATCAAGCAAGACGACCGTCGGCTACAAGTATAGCGCCGGCTTCCAGATGATCCTTGCGAAGATCATCGACAAGATTCTGCGTATTTACTGCGACCAGAACCTTGCATGGTCTGGTACGCAGCAGGGCAGCGGCATCATTCCGATCAACGCGCCCAACTTGTTCGGCGGGAGTTCTGGCAGCGACCCCGAAGGTGGCGTCGTGGGCAATGTCGCGTTCCAGCAAGGTATCGACGGTCAGACGCCGAACAGCTATCTACAAAGCAAGCTCGGTGCGGCTATTCCGGCCAGTATTGGCGTCAGCGGGCTGGTGTCGCAGGGCGTGTATCTGGGGAACAGCCCCTACTTGAAACAGTGGAGCATCACGGCCGAGCGTATTCATATCGACGATGATGGCGATACGCAATGGTACGACACCAAGGCCGCTATCTTCAACGGCGCATATGTCATCAATGACAGCGGCGTGCAGTGGCGTTACCTGATCGTCAGCCGCAGTGACAGCACCGATTATTCCTCCCCCAGCTTCGACGACAGTGCGTGGCAAGTCGGTACGTCGCCATTCGGCAGTTCCTACGATCCGTCCGTCATCCCGTATGGGTTCAACCCCACGCCTTCGACCGTCACACCGCAGGCGATCGGCTGCTGGCTGCGCACGAACATCGACATCGAAAATTTGGATAATGATTTCGTATTTGAGGCTTGGGTAGACAACGGCATCACGGTTTGGGTTAATGGCGTACAGGTGATCAACGATTACGGAACATACGGACATTTCTATACCACGACCATCCCCAAAGCGAACTTCGTAAAGGGCTCCAATGCCATCGCAGTGAAGGGCATAGACGATGCAAATACTGGGCCGAACGTGTGGTTCTGGTTTTCGTGGCGTCTGAAGCCACAGAATCAAGACACTTACGATATGAATCCTGCGCATATGATTCGCGAATGTCTCGTGAACAATGAATGGGGTTACGGGTATGACGAAAGCACTGATGTAGACGACACCAACTTCCAGGCGGTGGCCGACGAGTTGTACACCGAGCAATTCGGTTTGTCGTATATGTGGGACGACCCCAACACCAGTCTTGACGACGTAATGCAGAAATTCGAGGATCATGTTGATTGCTGTATCTATGTTGACCGCAGCACGTTGAAGTGGACAATCCAGCTTATTCGCGCTGACTACGACGCATCCACGTTGCCGGTATTCAGCATGGACAGTGAAATCACTTCAGTGGATTCGTTTGCGCGTCCCGCGTTCATGGATCTGATCAACACGGTACAGATCACCTACGCCACGTCCATCGACGGCACCAGCCCAACCATCACCGTCCCAAACCCGGCTCTGTTGCTCCAGCAGGGCGTCACGCAGACGCAGCAGACAACGTACGATATGATCTGCAATCCGTCGCTTGCTGCGCGCGTAGCTCAGCGTGATTTGCTTACGCAGGGACAGCCGTTGGCGAGCGGCACGATCTATCTGGTCTACAATGCGGAGACCAAGGTCTTGCATCGTGGTAGTGTATGCAAGCTAACGATGCCGTTGCACAACATGAACGAGACCGTCGTGCGCGTGACTGAAATCACGTTCGGCGACGGCACCACCAAAGCTATCAAAATGTCGTTCGTGGAGGACAAGTTCGCGCTGAACAACTCCGTCCCCATTCCTCCGCCTGCGCCGCCGTCAACTGGCGGGGAGTCTCCTGTCGCGGTTGCGGTGCGTGCGCCCATGGAAATCCCGTACTACTTCCTCGTTCGTGGGGAAGGTCAAACAAATGTGGACAATCAACTTGCCAGCAATCCGGAAACCGCAGTGTTCGGCGTTGCTGCTGCGCGTCCAGCGAACGGCTTGTCTGCGGATTTGTATATTGATCCAGGCAGCGGCTACGCCAAGGTCGGCATCGCGGACTTCTGTCCTTATGGCGTCCTCGTGGCCGATCTACCGCTGCCGGGTGTTACTGGCAGTGACACATTCCAGCTCACCAGTTACGAAGATCTGGACGAAGTCGAAGATAATCACATCTGGCTCGTGGACGATGAGTTCGTGAGCGGTACATTCAACGGCACCGATACATTCACCACGGTCAAGCGCGGCGTGCTTGACACCCTTCCAGCGCTGCACACGGCAGGGACGGCAGTGCTGGGCGTGATGGACTATCTGGACTCGGATAATGTGGACTATGCAGCCGGCGAAACTATCAACGCCAAGCTCTGTACGGTTGCCACGGGCGGAACGCTCGACCTAGCCTCCGCGCCGGCTGATAGCGTGCTGCTGGCAGGGCGTGCCGTCAAGCCGTATCCGCCGGGCCAAGTGAAGATCGCAGGTGCATACTTCCCCGCCACGGTGAGCGGCACATTCACGGTCACATGGGCGCACCGCAACCGTCAGCAGCAGACGAGCGGCGTGCCAATAGGCTTTACCGATGACAGCATCACGCCGGCCGTGAATACGCGCTACACGCTCCAGTTCAAGGACAGCACGGGCGCAGTCCTTGTGACACAGTCGAATATCGGACCGCCGACTGCTAACGTGACGCTGAACTACACCGGCAACGTCACAATGGAATTGTGGACAGTGGATGACAATGGCGCGAGCACCTACAAGTATTCAATTCTGTTTGCATACACGCCGCCCAGTGGCACGCCCACCAACACCATCACGGCTACACAGTACACGCCGGTAGACAATACACCGATCATTGACGGGGGAAGCGCAAATGGCTGATACAACCTACTATCGCTTCGTCGTCAAGCGCGACACGGCCGCGAACTTCACTGCTGCGAATACGATCTTGCTGTCGGGGGAGTTCGGACTGGAAACCGACACGCGCAAACTGAAGATCGGTGACGGCAGCACTGCTTGGAACGCGCTCAAGTATCTTGAGAGCGGGTTGTGGATGTCTATGCTGGGAGACGTTGACAATACGGCCAAGGCTGACGGCTATTCGCTTGTGTGGGACGCTACTGCTGGCAAGCACGTCTATAAGCTGGCAGGCTCGCAGCCGCAGGCGGGCACGAATATCAACATCGACAACACCAACCCCGCCAAGCCGATCATCAGCAGCACACTCGGAGCGGTAGCGCTGAAAGGCCGCGTTGCCACCTATGCCAACCTTCCCAGCAGCGGCAATACTGCGGGCGACGCCTATGTGAATGATGCAGATGGACTTATCTACGTATGGGACGGAACTGCGTGGCCTGCCAATGGTGCCGGACTTTCGTTCGGAACTAGCAGTGCGCCGGTTGATGATCCGTACTATAGTCAAGTCGTTTCACTCTGTCATTTCCAAGGCGCTCCGTTATCAACTCCAGTTGATGAGGTAGCTGGTGTAGTGTGGTCCACTGCTGGTGCAACAATGATCACGCCTGCTTTGCCGAAGTGGGGAAAGACATCGCTCTACGGAAACGGCAATTACGCGAAATGCACGCTTGCTTCTGGCGTTGCTATCGGCACTCAAGACTTCACCATTGATTTCTGGTTTCGGCCGTATTCGCTCACATCTAGTAGTTATGGGCGTATCTTCCAAATTGGCCCTGATACTCAGAATGGCGCAGTTGCCGGAGGCTTGTACTTCTACAACACGGGAACTCAACAGCCAGGACATGTCGGATTACAGGGCTGTGCAGGTGGCGCATACATTTCATTTATTGCGTCGGCTAATATGCCGAATATCTATGAGCTAGTTCCGCACAACTGGTATCATATTGCCATTCAACGTTCTGGGCTAGTCTGGTCAGTCTTTATCGATGGATACTTATATGCGCAGGGGAGCTATGGCTCGAGCGCGTATAACATCGCCTACAATTACTATACGCTCGCGGCCAATCCGAACAGTGGCGAGGCATTGTACGGACATTATGCTGATGTGCGCTTTACTCTTGGACTTGCAAGATATACAGGAAATTTCAAACGTCCAACGGGTCCATACAAGCCATTTCCATATTCTTGGAACTACTGACAAAAGAAAGGCCGGCATGGAAGCCGGCCTTTCAGCTACTGCACATCGCTTGTCACCTGCCGTAGACGTAACTCATGTTCACAGTTCCGTCCGGCTTGCACTGCTGAGCGTACACGTGATGAAAGTCCGGCCAGCGCTGGGCGTGAACATTCCGGCAGTACTCCTTCGCGTCCTGCACCACGCCGTCATCCGGCAACGTCATCACGCCTAGCGCAATCACTAGCAGCGCGCCCACCAACCACGCCCGGCTCACTTCACCGCTCCTAGCAGCAGGAGCGCGTCGTAGGCGAGCAGCGCGGCGTTCGTCAGTGCCAGCCCAATCACCACCTGACGGCGCAGCCGCTTGCGCGCTTCCAGGTCAGCCAGCACGCGCCGAGCGTTTTCACAGTAGGCGTCGTTCTTTGTCCTTGTGCGCTGGGCGGTGGCAGTCTGCCGCAGCGCGACGTTCGCAGCGAATTCACCCTTCATGTTGCATCCTCCATCATGGTGTTGATCAGTTTTCCCAGGACCTCAGCGGCCTTGAAGTACCGCTGAGCATTGTCGCCGCATGTGCGGCAGTGCTGGAGTTCCACGGCGCGGGCTTGGGCACGTTGCTTGCCTATCGCCAGCGCCATGAGAACTTCCCTCTCCTCCAACCCGAGAGCTTCTAAGTCAAGCAAGCGCATCACGGTAACGTTCCTCCACGTAGTCTATGCGGTGCTTTGCAATGGCGAAATGGTTGAGCATACGCTGGATCTTCTCCTCGCGGATCTCCGGCGGATAGCTGGCTTCCACGGCGCACAGTTCTTGGAGTTCCCGATTTGCAAGATAAAGCTGCTGCCGAGCTTCTTCCAGCGGCTGACGTCCAAGGTTGATGTCAATGGTCGTCAGCTTTATTGCCTTCAGCACGTTGGCGTTCTTGGACATGATACTTCGCTCCTCAATCATGGTGCATTCACCCGCGCCCAGTGTACAGCGTAACCATGCCATTGCGCAATGGCACGCTAACAGCCGTGCAGGGCGCGTGCAGCCGCTAGGTCGCTGCCTACGTACTGCCAAGGTGCTGCGCGCCCCGCCTAGCGCCGTCTGAGCGGCTTGCTGCCGGCAAATTGGCTGGCGTTGTGGCCTACGGCTGCGCCTGGAGCGCGTGGCGGCTCGGCTGGCACGTTGCCGGGCTGCTGGCGCGGTAGCTGGGCGGCGCTGCTGTAAGGCCGTACAGGCGGTCACGCGCAGGCAAAAAGAAACCCGGCCGAAGCCGGGTTCCAAAGGTGCCCACTGCCAGTGAGCAAATCAGCCGATCGAGATGTACTCGTGCTCGCTGTCCCAGTGCAGGTCGCCGGACGTGCCGCCCGCTTCCAGGAACGCGCCGACCGTGGTGCCCTTGCCGTACAGGGCGAAGCGGTCGTGGCTGGCGGTACCGGCGCGCTTCGGGTTCTCGACCAGAACCTTGATCTTGGCATCCAGCGGCCACGCCGGAGCACGACCGCGACGACCGCCTTCACCTTCCGCCTTCGGAGCCTTCTCCTTCGGAGCCTTGGCCGGCTTGCTCGCGGGCTTGGCGGGAGCGCCCTTGCTGACCTTGGTGCCGGTGCCGAGCTTGGTGCCGGTCTTCAGGCTGGCCTTGTTGGTGGCGGCTTCGTTCGCAGCGGCCTTCTTGGACTTGGATTCGGTAGCCATGTTCTTCACTCCTCAGTTGGGTTGAAGAGGCGACCGTGTGCCGCCCCGTGGAAACGAACTCTACGCCGATGGTCGAAGAACGCAAGCACTTTCTGCGCGCCGTTTAACTGCCGTTAAGGTTCGCTAGGCGGTCTTCAAACTATCCAGCAGCCCGAGCGCCGGCTGACCTTGTCCAACACCGTCGGAACCGTCGTTCTGCGTTTGGACGTCTAGACGGCTATTCTCGAATCGCGTCTTGAGCACGGTGATGATGCCCTTCAGTTCGCCGAGGTCAACCGCGCTATTCCAAAGCGCTGCCCTGAGCATCACCTGCGCTTCCCAGTACTCCAGTCCGCTGTCCTCCACGAACGCGCTGACGCCTTCGGGATACATCACTTCGCCGGACTCGCGTGGTGGGCGGACGGTTCCGTTCAGGAACATCTCCGTCAGCTTGTCAAGGTAGTGCAGCGCTTTCTCCAGGTCTTGCAGACCGTTCTTCTTGCGGTGACGCGCCACATACTTCGTGATGTTGCCTTCGAAGTACCGACCGCGCAGCGCGCGCGCCACGTAATCCCAGTGCTGCGTCTTGCCGGCGTAATGCGTACCGCCGACTTGCTTTTCATTTGCTGATTGCATTGGCTTGCTCCATCTTGGCTTGGAGGACGCCGATGAAGCGTCCCACGTTTTCGGTTGTATAAGCGGCGAACGTATCGTGCTCGCCAAGTGTGACCAGCTCCGAGAGCTTCGACACCAAGTATTCGCGGTACGTGTTCCAGATCGGCACGAGCGTGCGATTGCCCATGAGCGACTCGTTGCACACAAAGCGCATGCCATCCAGGATGTCAGCGATCTTGAGAATGCAGCGGTCCACGGTTCCTAGTTGGACGAACATGCTGTGCTCGCGCATGTACACATCCTCCATCTTCCGCAGCGCCTCACTGTTCATAAGCCGCTTGGCTGGACTGGGAATGTCGCCGTACTTGAACTCAGCGATGTCGTGATATAGCGCAGCGCGGAGCAAGTCGGCCGGCGCTTTGCCATTGCAGAGGATGTCGACGATCACGGCCACGCCCCAGGAATGGGAAGCGACCGTGTCCTCGCCCGTCGTGCGGTGCGTGTGGAACCGCTGCACCATTCCGCCACTGTTCACGGCTTCGTACTGCTCTGCGAATTGCAGAGCAGCTTCGTACTGTCCTGCGTTCATACTCATGCGACGCTCCTGCGGCTGCGCTGGCCGAGTTTGCTACTCAGCAGCCATTCCTTTCCGGCCTCCAGCCAGTCGTCCGCCGTACACTGGCCGAGCAGCATGTAAGCATGATTGAAGTCTTCGTTCTTGTACGCCGTCCACGCTGCATACATCGGCATGACCACGTCCTTGAACCATGCGGTCTTAGGCGCGTAGTCGTGGAGCGCCTTGTTGTCGTATGCGTGGAAGAACTCGTGCAGGTCACGCAGCCACGCGTCCATGGACTCGCCCGGAAAGACGAGCGGCTGCGGCTCGCCCACGTCGCGTTCGCTCTGCTGGCCGTGCATGCTGACGACGTCGATGGGCGAGAACACATCGGTGTAGATGTGCAGGTCGTTGCTGATCTGGACGTACTTGCCCAGCGGCAGGCCGGCAGCGAGCGCGACATACTCATGCAAGAACGACATGTGAACCACGTTCGCGCCATAGCAGCCCCAGATCGCGTCGTTGCTGCGGTTGCTGACGGTCATGTCCAACGTGCCGTCCGGGCGCACGAGGAAATAGATGGTCGTATTGCACGGGACGTCTTTACCGCCATTCGCCACGGCCTTGAGATCCGTGTTCGGATCCCACATGGCAACTACGCAGCGGCGCGACTGCGGATTAGTGCGCAGCTCCTTGATCACGAATGCGACCTGATCCCAGTCGAAATGCTGACGCCAGCGGTAGCCGTAGGCCGCAGGCTGCGTCACACCACGATCGTCGCTGTACTCGCTCATGCGCTTGTTGAACAGGCTGACGAAGCGCAGGTCGTTGCGCCCAGCCAGCATCCACATCGCTTCCATCAGATGGAAGAATGGGTTGGGGCGACGTACCTTGTTCCACAACACGCGCTGACGCGGGTTGGTGTAGACCGTGGTGACAGGCTCGTCAATGCGGATGACGCTGCCATTGCGCGAGTCGCTTTCTTTGCCGCAGCCGACGAACAAGCTGAGTGCTTGCTTGAAAGCGTGGCCGACATTGTTTGCCTTGATAGTGATCATGCTTGTTCTCCCTGTTAGCGAAGGCCAGGATACGAGGAGCGCGGCTTGCCTTCGCCCAGACGGACGCGCTCGTACTTATCGAATTCACAGAGGCAGTTCTGGATGTCTTGCGCGTCCAGTTCGCCGATGTGCTTTTTGATTGTGCGGTTGGTGGCGTCGCGCAGCTCAGCGAGTGCTTTGCGCCACGCCTGTTCGTTCCACGGCTTGTCTTTGTCGTTGCCGAAGATACGGTTGAGGCCGCGCTTACTGCCGGGACCGCTAACCGCGAACGTTCCCCAGTCAGTCGCTTGCAGAAGCGTCTTGTCTGCATATTTGGTGTCGGCGATCACCTGCCCTGCGATAAAGCCCTGCACGCCGTTGAGCGTGAGAAGCATCTCGCAGAAGCTCTCAAGCGTTTCGCCCTTGCGAGGACGCATAGCCGTGCGCTTTTCCCACGCGGGCGTCAGCACGAACTTCGCGATGTATTCCGCTTTGTTCATGCGGTTGCCGTTGGTGCTGACGATGTACGCACCGCCCCAGACCTTTTCGCCGGTCGCGTGGCGCTCGTGCATAGCAGCGATGAAACGCTCCTCGTCCCACATCTGCTTCTTGGTCATGCGCAGCTTGTAGTGGATGAATTGGAGCGTATCCGGATGATTGATCAGACGTGCCACCAGCATCCAGAACCAGAGGTCCGGGTTGCCAACCTCGCCGATCGGCTTGCGCCAGTTATCGGCAATCCAGCGCGTGACCTTATCGTCCTCACGCCGCACGTTGCAGAAGCGGTACGACTGCAGGATGGGGTCGGTTGTCCACGGCTTGGGTCGCGGCGGGCGACCTTCCTTGCCCTTGCGTACATGCTCGCGCTCCATGATAAAGCTGGCGAAATCTTGGGTACGCATTTCACTTCCTCCCGCTGGACTGGTACGCCTTCTTCCAAGCGATCTTGACGTCGGTTCGCTCACCACCGCCCCACGCCGTCTTCGTCTGCTTCTGCACAACCTTGACGAAGTCCGGGTGCAGCGCACGCAGCGCATGGGCAGCGGCGGCATGCGCTTCCATCGTGCGAGATGTAGCGCAGCCGCCCGGCAAGTTGGAGCCGCCCTGATTGTGCCACCACTCGCAATGGACCACGTTGCGCAGGCCGGCGCGCAGCAGTTGCAACGTGACGTCGAAGTCCTCCATGAACTGCACACGTCCGAACGCGATGTCGTGCGGCAGCTTGGCCGTGTTGTAACCGAGTACGCGCATCATGCGAGTGCATTCCAGCGCGCCGTCGTCGGCGTAGCGGTTGGCACCTTCGCGCGCAATGATGCCGGCATGGGCGACGGACTTGAGCGTTCCTTCAAGACACTTGAGCATCTGCTGGAGATCGTTGACCGTCGCGGCCGTGGCCTTGGTAGGATCGTCCACGCGGCGACGACTGAACACGAGGTCGTCGTCCATCATGACCAAGCGCGGATCGTCGCTGGTGACCATGTGCTTCGCGATGATCCACTCGCGCACACGGCCGATGTGTCCCTGCACGCCCTTCGGCGTTGCGATGATGTTCGCGTCAGGGTTGAACTTCTTGTATTCTGCGCGCTCTTCCGGCGCAACCACGAGCACGACATCGGCACTGCGCACGCAGATCAGCGCGCTGAACGTGTGCTGGTGCTGCGGCCTGCCGAGCGTGGGGATGTAAACCTTCATCGCTTTGCTCCTCGTTAGAATGGTGCCGCCCATTGCAGACGGCACCGGGTTACATCGTTCCAGGCTTATGCGCTGGCACCAGCAGCCGGATCGGCCTGCTCGCCGCCCTTGTCGTTGACGTCGGCAGCGGGTGCGTCCGTACCGTTCTCCTGCGTGCCCGCCACGGGGTCCACGGGAGCAGCGCTGCCGTTGGCAACCTGCGACACGTCCCCAGCCGCAGCGCTGACGGTCGCGGTGACGTCGGCCTTGGCCTTGTCCACCATGCCGCTGACGGCGTCGTGATGGGTGACGTTGACGAGCTTCTTGAACTCGGCTTCCAGGTTTTCGATGATCTTGTGCAGATCGGCTTCCACGGTCTTGATGAGCGACATGGCTTACTTCCTCTTCAGTGATTTGCCGGAAACCGCCGGCGCGGTAGGCTTGCTGGCGCGATATGTCTTTAGCGCGTCCAGGAAAGATTTCTGATCCTTGTGCTTGCCGTGCAGCGCACGCGCGCTGACGTGGTCGGCGGTATTGTAGGCGATCAAGCGATGAATGAACAGACGCTTGAACTTGGCACCGCTGCGGCGCAGACGGCGATTGAACTGATCGTAGTGTTCCAGATCGTACGTGGGGCAGAACCACACGATGCAGTCAGCTTCCTCGCATTCCTGCATGTTCAGCCCATGACCGACGCTGGCCGGGTGCGCAAACAAGATGTCCAGCTCACCGGCATTCCACGCAGCCTCGAGCCGCTTGCCTTCCTTGGCACTGACGCCGCCACCAATGCGCGGAATGTCACGCTTGAAGTACTCGCAGGCATGGTCGTAGTCATGCTTGAACTCGTACGCCACCAGCACCGGGCGACCACCACGTTCCTCAATAATCGACTCCAGTGCTTCCATCTTCGCGTCGTGAATGATGGCGACGTTGTTGAACGCCTTGCTCTCGTCTGCGTATACCGCGCCATTGGCAATCTGCCTGCACTTGCTGAGCGCTGCGGCTGCGCTGGCCGCGTTGACCGTGCGCAGGTCGTCGAGCTCAGCAAACGCAGCCAGCTCCATTTCCGCGTACAGCTTGACGGCGTGGTCTGGCAGGAACACCATCACGTCGTTCTCTACTACGTCAGGCAGCTCGATGAAGTCCTCGGCTTCCATGCGCAGGGCGTAGGGCTTGATCTTGTTATAGATAACCTTATCCTCGCCCTTGCGCAGCTTCCAGTCGTAGCCGCCAAAGCCGCTCGAATCGAAATGCGTGTTGCGGTACTGCGTGATGAACTTACCAAGCGAGCGGCCTTCGTCAACGATGTACATCTGGGCGAACAAGTCAAGCAAGCCGTTCGGCGCTGGCGTACCAGTAAGTATCCAACGACGACGGAACTTGGGTATGAACGCCTTGAGCACTTTGAACCGCTTGGACTGCGAATTCTTGAACTTGGTGCTTTCGTCCACGACCAGCGTATCCGGCTTGACTAGTTTCCAGTTGGCAAGGAACCATTCAAGCCCCTCCGGATTGACAAGGTAGATGTTCACGTCCTGACGGATGGCTTCTTCTTTGTCCTTCCCATGGCAGATGGCATATGTGATGTGCTGAAAGTCGTTCCACTTTTCAATCTCGTTCGGCCACACGCTGTACACCACGCGCAGCGGAGCGATCAGCAGCACCTTATCCAGCAGCTCACGCTCCAGCAGCACCTTGACCGCAGCCAGCGTGATGGACGTCTTGCGCAGGCCGGGGTCAAGGAACAGAGCTGCGCCGCCGTGCTCCAGTAGGAACTTTACGGCGCGGCGCATGTACGGCAGCGGCTTCCAATCGAGCCCTGACAAGCGCGACACCTTGCTCTTTGTTGTCGCAGACTTCGACGTCATATCCAAGTTCCTTCAGTTGCTTGATGCGTGCCGCTTGCTTGGGCGTTGGCGCTTTGCCGGGCCGCTTGAACTCAATAAGAAGCGGTCGACCACCGGGTATGAAGAACAGACGATCGGGCCAGTCGCGAGTGAACTGCGTGCTCATCTTGTAGACGAGCTCGCAGCCATTCTTCTTTGCCCAGCCGACCGTCGGATTCTCCACGTTCTCCTTCTCTAACGTGAGTTTCCGCATGGCATCAATACTTGCACTTGCCAGCGGTGATCAACGGCTTGCCGTCCTTGTCGGTGGCGTTCTTGCTGAACGGACACCAACGGCAATACGGTCCAGGACGCGGAGCGAACTTGGTGTCGGCCATCATGGGCTTGAAGCGACGCTCCCAGTCCTTGCGCATGGCGACTGCTTCCTTCGCGGTGTACGTGCGCGGCCCAGTATTCGGATGGATCAAACCGAGGTCGCTGAACAGCAACCGCGTCTGGATTTCCTGCACCTTGGGAAACATGATCACGCCCGTCGTCGTGTACAACCGGAGCTGATCTTCGTAGCCGGCCACCTTGTACTCGCTGTACTTGCCGGTCTTGCTGTCATCGATTTTCAGGATCTTGCCGTCGGGCGTAATGCGCTGGATATCGATCTTCACACGCAGCCAGCAGCGGTTCCAGTCGGTCGGACTGCACGGTTCCCAAGTGCGCGTGAAGCCCCAGTTCGCCTCGGCGACGGTAGACTTGTCCTTCTTGATGAGCTGATACTCGCTCTTGAGCGGCGCGAGTTCCTTGGGCATGGTGCGGCGCGTGCCCTTGAACCACTCGTCCGTCGCATCGGCGATGTCAGCGCCGCGCTGCATGGCGTCGTTCTTGGGCGTGGGCAGCTTGACGAGATGCTTGTAGTTGGCGAAGAGAGGGCACTGCTCGTAGTCGCTCAATCGCGTGTACGAAACCGAAGTGAAAGTCTTGACGGCGTTGAATCCCATGATATTAATCCTCGTACTTTGCCAAGTCACCCCACGTCAGACCGGACTTGCCGTCGGTCAGCATGGGGACGTCTACGTTGGGGATACCTTCCATGGCTTCGCGCAGCGCCTTCATCTCGCGCTTGACGCTGCCCTTGGGCGCGCTGATGTTAATTTCGTCGTACACGGTGACAAGGAAGCGGCTGTCCTTGCGAACGTCATGATAACGAATGATCGCTTCCTTGGTGAAGTCCGCTGCGCTGCCCTGAATGAGATAGTTCAGCAGCTTGTAGATGAAGTCAACGAGACGTCCGTTGATGATCTTGCTCGGCTCGGGATAGTACTCACGCCCACCGAATGTATGGATGGGCTGACCACCCTTGGCGAGCGCGTTGATGTCGTCCTGCAATGCCTTGAGGCCGGGCAATGCGCTGAGCTGCGCCTTCTTGATGCGTTTGGCCGTCTCTACGTCCGTATCCATGTCCTCGCTCAACTTGCCGAGGCCCATGCCGTACAGCAGCCCGAAGTTCACGACCTTGGCTGCACGACGTTCCAGCTTCAGTCCGAGGATTTCGTACACCGCGTCCACCACGAACTGATGGACGTCCATACGCGGGTTCGCGTTGTACGCATCCATGAGCTTGTCGTTTTCGAAGTGCGCCAGCAAGCGCAGCTCCTGCTGATTATAGTCGCGATGCAGAAACACGCCTCCTGGATCGGGAAGAATGTACTTGCGAACCAGAGGCAACTCTGGCAGAGACTTGAGATGCTTCGGATGAACGTATCCATCGTTCTTGTCGTACCAGCTCTTGCTCAGGTTAAGGAAGTTCGGGTCGCTGGTGCTGGGGCGTCCCGTGCGTGTGCCGTTGTTGCCGCTGCTGCGCGACTGACGGACTTGGTTCCACGTCGTGTTGATGTAGCCAGTACGGTGGCCGATGCTATGCCAGCGCTCCATGAACATGGTCAAGCAAGTGGTGAGGCGATTGCGGTAGCCAAACGTCGCGAACACGCGCTTGTCGTTGAACAAGTCCGCCGTCAAGTTCTTCTTGCTGACGCTGTCCTGCCCAGTGGGCGTCTTCACGAAGTCCGTCACGACGCCTGCACGCTTCAACGCTGCGGCCATGTCCTTGTCGCTGTCGATATTCAGGTCAGGCGCTTTCAGCGTCTTGCGTAGCCAGTTGTCAGCCGTGGTGCGCGCGCTGCGATACTGCTCGATGTCACGCTCCAGGCCGGGCACATCAATACGCATGCCGGCGCGCTCGTTGTCCATGAGGATCGGCATCAGCTTGCGCTCGCGGTCGTAGCTTTCCGCCATGCCGCGCGCCCATACGTCCGGATAGAGATGCTTGAATAGCTTGAGCGTGCGGATGGTATCGCCGTCGGCGTACTTGCCCACGAGGTCGCCGGGAGCTTCGCAGATGTACGCGCCCCACTCGCTCGGCGTGAAGTCCTTGGCGAGTCCGTACTTCTGACTGATCTCGCGCTTGTGGGCGAGCACCCATTCCTTCACAGCATCCTGCTCCTCGGGCGGCATGCCCAGAATGCGCTCGGCCGCAGGCTTGAGACTGTAGGTTTCGGCGTGCGGATCGGACAGGAAAATCAGGAACATCGTGTCATGATACAGCGACCAGTCCAGCCGCTTGACGCCGCAATGCACTTCGGCGACGTCGACGTCGAACTTGCCGTTCTGGAACAGCAGGCCGATCTTCTTGGTGCGCGCTAGCTCCCACGCTTCCTTGACCTTGGCGTGACCTTGCTTCTCGGTGCAGTTGTTCTTCGTCGGATGTCCCCATGCGTAGTATGTGGACTTGCGCTCACCCGGCATGATAATGCTGACGCCGACCGGCTTGGGCGGATATTCCGGACGACGCTGAATGCCCTTGGTTTCGAAGTCGACGGTGATGACGTCGGGGACTTTGAATTTCGCAATGCGTGCCATGCTCATGCACTCCTTGCGCGTGACGCCAGTTCCAGGCGTTCGCGCTCATAGCGACGCTTGTTGTACGCGCCGTGAATTCGGTTGAGGAATTGCAGACGCGCCTGACCGTGCTTCTCCATCGTGAGCAGTTCGTTGCAGGCGTCTTCGCTGGCTTCCTTGAGCACGGCGTTCAGTTGTCGCCAACTACGCAGGTCGCTCTCGTGTACTTCGTCGATCATTTGTCGCTCCTCGGTTAAAGCTGGGCGACATTGCGCCGCCCAGCTACGTTCAACGCACTACGTATCAGCGGCGACCGCGCGGCGCGGCCTTGGCCGGTGCCTGCGTGCGCTGCTGACCGACCTTGCTGCGCGGAGCGTTGCGACCGCGCTGGGGCGGTGCAGCGTCTTCCTCCGGCTTGGCGTAGCCGGCGAACAGCGGGGTCTCGGCGGTCTTTCGCTTCTCCAGCAGTTCGCCGATCAAGTCGCCATCGTCGATGGTGCCGATCAACTTGAAGTTCATCTTGAACTGCGTCTTCGGATCCGGCGACAGACTGATCTCCGTCACTACGCCCAGCGTCGGGCGCTTGAGCTGGTCTGCGAGCTGACGCACGTAGCCGGCCCATGCCTTGACGCTGGTGACCGGCACTTTGATGAACGCCAACTCGGCGTCTTCGATTCCTTCCTCGATCGCGTCTTCCGGCAGCAATGCAAGCCGGCGCGTGTTCTTGCACGCCTTGCCACGCCCGGTATCGGCGCTGCCCCATTGGTTGATGTCGCTGTCCTTGCAGAGCTCGCCGGCATACGGCTCGATGCTGTCCTCATGCCAGCGCATGTCGTTCTCGTCGCGGCCGATGGCGTAGGCGGCGGGCGTCTGCGGATTGTCCGGATCGAAACGATCGGTGTAGTACACATACTCGATGACATGGTCCAGGATGATCACGTTCATCTTGTTGCCGGGGATGATGCCGCCGTTGTATTCGAGCTGCCCGCCGCGCGTCTTGATGTAGTTGCCGCCGGAGCCGACGCTGGCTTCGATGCCCACCGACATTTCGGCAAGTTTGGCGAGCTCTTCGTCCCACTTGACGACGTCTTTGCCCGGAGCCTTCTTCGCGGTTGCTTTCTTCGTTGCAGTTGCCATGTTCTGTATTCCTTAGTGACTAGGGTTAGGTGCCGTGATCTTCTTATCCCGCCCACGGTGGCGGCGCTGCGTTAGACCTTGGTGCAGCTCACCTTGACGACGTCGAACGTACCGACGCCGGCGACGGTCTTCTTGGCTTCCCAGCGCTCCTGGATGGCCTTGTCGTTGACGCGGCGCTGGAGCAGATCGAAAGCCTTGTTCTTGGAAATGTACTGGTAGAACTTCTCCCAGTCCTGCACTTGCGGGATCGTTTTGGTTTCCACGCGCACGTTCGCCACCTTGCCGCTGACGCCCGTGGCGTTGGACTTGGGCAAGTTGTTGATGACGTGTTCCTTCAGCATGGACTCGCGCTCGGCCAGCTCGTCGATCTGCTTCTGCAACGCCAAGCGTTCTTCGCGCGTGGTGTACAGCAGGTCGGCGCAGGCACCGAGTGTCTTCGGGATCTTGAATGCAGCTTTCTTCGCAGCCGGCTTCTTGGCTGCGGTCTTTGCGGTTGCCATGATTGTCGCTCCTCTGGATTATGGCGCATTGCGCGCCGTGGGTTAGTTTAACACCGCCATTGCGTGGTTACATCTACATATCGATTTCATCGCGGAAACCCGCGAACGTGGGAAAGCGCGGCGCTTGCTTGTTTCCACTGGGGAAGAACTTGTACTTGATGACCTTCCCGATGAGCGACTTGCGCTGCTTCCACAAGATGTCGCGGTCATGCGCGCTGAACCCGGTTCCGACGTTGAACTTGGCACCGCTGCGAACATCCTGCACCACCAGCGCGCCCAGTACGCCGGCAGGTTTCAATCCCGCTTTCTGCGTGCTGCGCTTGGTGCGGCCAAGCTCGTCACGCTCGGCGACGTTGGCATTGTGCATCTGCTCTTCAAAATCATGGATTACGGCTTCACTATCATCAAAGCGCTTGAGCTTGAGCAGCGACTGTTCGCGCGCCGTGCTGCGCCCGTTCTTGTATGCGCAGCCGGGATGTCGCAGCATCAAGCCTTCGTAGCCTTCTTCCAGCGCATGGTGTTCATGGTAGTCGATTTCTTCGGCGCTTTCTACCACGGCATGCGCAACGATGACGACGCGCGGCTGACCGCCAGCGATTTCTTCCGCTTCCTCCAGGCGCAGACGGTGCGGCAAGTTCGGAGAGTTGAAGCAGTCGAACACGTGGAACGTAATGTCGTCGTCTCCGGTCTTGGACATCACCGCGCTAGTCGTGCGGCGGTAAACGTCGGGCGCGTTTGCCGGCCCAGCTATCAGCTCGCCATCCAGCCCATTGAAATCACGACGCCCGAACCACGCTTGCACGCGCTGGCACGGAATGGGCTTCATGTTGCGACTGTACACCACGCCGCCAATCACCAGCGCTCGCACGCCATCCAGCTTGTTGCTGACGGTTGTGGGGTAGATGAGTGATTCGAGATTGTCCGGCGCTTTGCCAGCGAGCATGCAATGGAAATCCATGTTTGTATCCCCTGATTAAACGTGGAACCAGCGCTGGCCGTCGTAGCTGACGAGTGCTGGCGTATAGATGCGCAGGCTTGCGCGGATGCTGGCGACGAGCATGTTCGGCTTGCACAAGAAAACGCGCGGCTCGTGCAAACCCTTCGTCGGTCGACGACGGTGCTTATTCATCACTTCCTCCAATTAATGCTTCATAGTGGGCGGGAATGCCGATCTGCTCGAAACCGCCAATGGTCGGTTCTTCGTTGCGCTGATACAGAATGCAAGCGCAGCTCACGAAGTACAAATCCGGATGGTGAATACGCGTTTCCAGCATACCGTCACGCGCACGCTGGAGGAGAACTTCGTAGTCATCCACCAAGTCGACGCCGAACCGCCTGCCCCATGCCGCCAGCATGATGACGCAGCAGATGGCTTCGTCCGGAATGGCTTCGGTAGCGAGCTGCTCGCCATCCTTCCACACTTGCTTGAGCGCCTTGACCGTGTCGCTGTCGATTCCCCAGAACAGGCGCTCTTGCGTGTAGCGCACTGGGCCGACGTCTTCCGGCGGCGCTTGCTGAACTCGTTTGGCGCGCGGTGCCATCATAGCGCTCCCCATTGTACGGCCATTGCATTAGCAATTCCCAAATACGTCTCACTCCTTTCACGCGCTCTATTTGGGCCAGGCGCCATCGTATGGATTCTCGCCTTTCTTCCTTCTACGATCTTGGTATGCTTTAGCTTAGATAGATCTTTCAACCATAGACACGTCGCTTTTGTTTCCCCGTGTCCAAATTGCCACGGCTGAATGACTTGATCCGGCTTCCGATATAGCGTGCTGATGATGGAGACGGGTTGTTCCAGCGCTACGCGCGGAATGTGTGCGCTACGCCGAACAAGCGCCATGAAAAAAGCGACGCCGGCTGCCTGCCTGCCGTCCATCCATTTCTCGGCGAAGTGTTTTGCTCCACTGACAGACGTATGAGTACAGGGCGGATGAAAAATCGCCAGATCCCACGGGTAATCGATCACGTCGAACACATTTCCGCAGTAATGCGGGCCGCGCGAACGGGAAGGAAGAAGATCGCATGACATGGCGTCATGTCCCCTCGCTATGAAGGCGTCCCGCACGACGCCTGATTCTTCACATCCTATAAGCACCTTCATAGTCAGCGCCTCCCCGAGTTGCGATCGTACTTCTTGATCGCGTTGGTGAGCTCCTGGACGCGACGCCCTGCCTGCCCCAGCGTCAGGTCGTTGTTGGCACACGCCAGCAGACGCTCCGCCTTACCGCGCGCTTCGGCCGACGGACGATGCTTCATGTCCTCCAGCACTTTCACCGCTTCTTCCTTCCACTTTGCCGCATTGCTCATGACACGCTCCTCAGTCAACGATGTCGTAGATGACACCGGCTTGTTTGAAATAGCTCATGGAAACTTCGCCCAACGCTTCCCACTGTTTCAGCTTCTCGCTCGCCTCCATTTCCGTCCTTTTGGGCAGGCGCGCAACAACTCGCGTGATGCCAGCCTGGATGATGTGCGCGGCGCAGCGGTCACACGGCCACAACGGCACAACGTACAGCGTGCAGCCAACTACGGGACGTTGAGCATTGAAGATCGCGTTCAACTCGGCGTGAATGGTGCGGCTGAGCTTGCTGTCGCGGTCTTCCAAATGGACGTCTGGAAGTTTAGACGGCAGTCCATTGTAGCCGACGCTCACGACGCGATTACCTTGCGCAAGCACCGCGCCGACCTTGGTGCCAGGATCCTTGGACCACGCTGCCACCAATTCGGCCATCGTCAGCATGCGTCCGTCCCACTTCGCCTGACGTTGCTGCGCAACTGCGGCGTCTTCCATGCGCAGCACGGCACCGAAACTCGCGCCGTCGCCGCTTTGCTTGGCGCGCAGGGGCTTGACCTTGCCCGTGCCTGAACAGCGATAGCATGGTTCAGCCTTTGGAAACGCTGAATGTGGACCGCCTTGCATGTTCTTTCCGACACCCATGCACACGGGGCACGTGATGTAATCATTCATTTTGAAATCTCCAGCGCGAGTTCAAGCGCTTCTTTCACTGCGACCATGTTCAAGAAAGGTTTGATCGTAAACCACTTCGCCTCTGAGTCGATGGCCTCTTTCAAATCTTCCAGGACGCAAGCTACTGTAAGCGATGTATGCTCGCCCAGCTTCTTCAGTTCGTTTGCCATGTCAATTCGCTCCTCGGGTCATACGTGATGGTACATGGAACGGCGGCGTATCCACGGCGGCGCAGCATCATGGTCTCGTACGCACCGAACGTCGTACGCACGTTCGCCCACGCTCTACGCTTGGTGAGCGCGGGCGCGGCCATGACAACGTCGCCGTGACGATTCG